GTTGGACATACCTAAGGTACACATGGCTGTGAGACCTCTTGCGGCATTATTTACATGACCGCCAAGTCCGTTTCCGTGTTTTTTTGTTTTGCCTGTTGCCTGAATCAACTGCACATTCACATTTTCGCTACCACATTTTGGACATTTCATAATATCACTCCTTTGTATTATTTATAATAATTTATTTTACCACACATATAATATGATGTATAGAAAATTCGGAGCACGCATCCGCTCCTATTGTTGATTGGTGTTCGGTTCGCAGGGGCGGTTTTTTATATATAATAATTTTTCTCTTTGGCCAGCAATACTATTTTTTGATAATTGGCAGAATTTTTGCTTTTCATATTTCTGTATCCGCCATATGATTTCGGCGCAACGTCTGGAAGATGCTCACATATCCAATCATAATCTTCGCGGTCTTTTGCATCGGATTCTATTTTTTTCATATATTCTTCATACTGTTCTCGCTCTTGTGCTGTTCGATCGTCTACAAAGGGTCTGTTACTGTAGGCAACCACATTATTATGCTGAGAAAGTGTCGGTACAGATATTTCGTAAAGAAACGGAAAAAATGATAGGTAACAACTGCAAACTTTGGAGTTTATGTATTCAAGAAAAATTTTTGTGTCTGGAAATCCATTTTTACAATTTTTAGAATAGATTCTGTCATGGTATTTTGCACATTCTGAGCAAGGTCTATTAAGTCTAGGAACTTCAATGTAATCTGATAAATCAGATGATTCCAACTGTTTTTCTGTTATAGAACGATTTTGGTTTGATAAGGTAGATTGCACATTCTCGTGTATACCGCGGGCTTCATCAAAGCGTCCTGCCAATTTTAAATATTTCTCAAGACGTTCATAATCTTTTGGGGTATATGTCATAGGAGCAAATGGCATAATTTCGTTAGATTTCTTTAAACATGCTATTGCCAGATCCATTTGCCCAGCTTTTTTGAATTGAGTTGCTTTTCTTTGCAATACATATTCAATGCTTTCAGTAAAATCGCAATTATATTCAAATTGACTTGTAGGTACGGGAATGCTGTTTATGTCTTCGAGTGTTTCCATTTTGTAATTTGAAGCTTTCGGATTATATCGTTCTGTTTTTAACAAGCGCGAAAATAGTCCCATATATAACACCTTCTTTCGTTTGTAATAAGAATATTTTACCACACGTATAGTATATCCCGCAATCAATGATGAGCAGAAATTTCTATTATATCAGCAGAGCATGTCTTATCAAAGTCTCCGTTTTTGATATGCTCGAGTTCATGCTTATATGTTTGTACATTTCGGTCATAAGACAAGTTCTGATTTAAGACGATTGTAAAAAAGTCGTCCGGAGTTGCAACTGTAAATCCGCCCACAGTGTTTGGAAGATCACAGTACACAGTTCTTACATTATCCAAAGCCATTCCCCCTATCTGTGGACTACATTGTGACATAATACATGTACAATTATTTGGACATCAACATCCTGTGTCGTCAGAATTGCCAGAAACGCGGTTGATGAGATCGGCTACATACTGGATGTCCTGCGGCTTGACTTTTCTGGATGCGTCAAATAATACTTTGTATTCTGGATTGTCAAATAAAAATTGTGCAGTATCAGAAGATTCTTTATCTAAATAATATGCAGTTTCTCGTTTCTGAGTATTGTCTTCCATTAAGTCAGAACGGCTAATTGAAAGAATAGTACAAATACGATCAACTTTATCCATTCGTGGTAACTTAACGCCTTTACACCAGTTAGAAGCGGTGGCAGTGCTTACATTCATTTTTTCGGCTAATTCAGCTTGGGTCATTCCTTGTTTGGATAAATAGTGTGTAAGATTTTTAGCAAATAGTCTGTTAAACTCTTGTTCGGACATTAGACCACCTCCTTGACTTTATTATATAACGAAAGTTAATACTCTGCAATCAAAAATATAAAAAAATTAACTTTTAGTATTGACATTAACTATAAGTTAACCTATAATACAATCATAGCAACGAGGTAGCACATCGAAAGTGTGCTGAAATCTAAGTCAATATACTTGTGAGAGAATGAAAAGTATCAATAGTCAAGAAGATTACTTGGAGCCTTATAAATAATAGAAAGGGAGTGAAAAGGTGAAAGAACTTAGAATAAGTATGGCTGCAGCACGTGTTAATGCTGGACTTACGCAGGATGAGATGGCAAAGCGTATGAAGCTTACAAAGCAGACCATTGTTAACTGGGAGAAAGGAAGAGTAAAACCAAAGCCAGCACAGTTTGAAATGTTTTGTCGGATTTGTAAATTACCTCAGGACAATATTTTTTTGCCATAAAAGCTAACTTAAAGTTAATAAATACTTGATAGTAAACGGAAATGGAAACTATGGCGAGGAAACGAACTTTTTATCAATTAAGGTATTTTGTATGCCCCATGTGTGCCAATAAGCAGACTGCATCTAAAAGCAAAGGGCAAACAAGTAACGGGCATAAGAAAACAATGTGGTGTTCTGTATGCGGTAAGGAGCAGGAATTTGTTCAATATGATTTTGAGATGATCCACGGATAGCAAAACGGAGAGAGGAGGATGAGGAGTGAAATTATTTAAGAAAAAAGAAGTGCCGGTGGTGCATCCGAATACTTTTCTTGCACCAGACGAACCACCAAAGCAGGGTTTTGATGAATTTAAATCCATTTTATCTGACTGGGTTGTAGTTCGATTTGCTGCACCCTGCCACGCGTGGAATGAAATTGCAGAATCAAAGGAGTGGAAAGATTTCGTAAATCTTCTGGAGGAATATCAAAAAGAATATACCCAGAAGATGGACAACAAATAAGAAGGGAGTGAGAAGAATGGAAAAGGTAGATGCACTTATTGAAGCACTGGCGGAGCATATCAGTGAAAAAATTTCATCTGGCGATGCTTACAGCGAAAGTGAAGCTGCAGAAGAGACAAAGGCTCTCGCAGAGCTGATTTCCGCAAGAGCCAATGTGCTTTAGTTACTGATTGTCAGTATTTCCTTCAATAGTATCAATGATTGTATTGAAGAAAGGGGATGAAAAAGAGTGAGTGAAGCAGAGCAGCTTGAGAAACTGTGTCAGCCGGTAGTTGACTGGTTGAAAAAGAATCATGATCCGCATACCGAGGTGCGCATATCCGCGGAGCATATTGATCTGGTGGAGAGCGTGATCGGGATTCCGGTAACATAGTCTGAACAGCAAATAGAAAGGAGGGAGAACATTGCCAGAAGAATTGCAGGAAATGAAAGTAACTAATGATCAATTAGAGAAAATTGCACGGTTAATTGTAGGAATTGCAGCGGTGCCAGAATTTTCCAATAAAAAAATACCGACATCTCTGGTTGCGAAAATATATGGGAAATCAGAATCTTGGGTAAGAAATGGGATTATCGAGGGATGGCTGCCGATAGGACATGGAACCTGTTCTGAAAATCGAAGAAATGTGTATGTATCACCTAAGAAGTTATGGGAAGATACCGGCTATGTCTGGCAAGGTGTTGTAGATATGTAGAAAAATGGAGATTTAGAACAACGGGAGCGGGGAGGTGAGAACGTTGAAGAGGATAGGCAAGATCGTTACGGCGGTTGGAATCGGCATAATGTTTTTCGGTGGAATGTGTGATGCAGACGGCATTTATTATTACTACCTCATTGCCGTGATTGCGTTAGGCGCGTTGGTATCATTGGCGGGCTTGGCGATCATGTCGGTGGAGCTGCGCAGAGCCGAGCGGCGGAAAGCATGTTTTTACTTTATCCGCAGACGGGACAGGCTGGATGCGGATGTGGAGTTTATCGATTTGGACAAAAAAATAGCACCTTGATAACTTTGGCGAGTACAGGTGCTATTTACCGTAGGAATACATAAGTATTTCTGCGTTTATTGTAACACGAAAGAGTAGTTTTTGAAAGTGTGATTTTATGATTTTCAGAGAATGTAAGCGCTGCGGTCATCCAATGGACCCGGGAGAGGGTAGAAACGGTATGTGTGATGAATGTGTTACCGGGGAGACAGAGCGGCAGCAGCGAGAAGAGAAGATGGAGTGGATGATCCAGGCAACGGAATGGACGCAGCTGGAAGTGGAGGATTTTTTGAATGAAAGCAAGGTTATGTAACAAGGACATGTGCAATCTCGTGGATGTGTTGCGGGAATTGCCGGAAACACTGGAAGGGATCGGCGTTGCGGGAATTGCCACTATTACCGTTACGGACGACGGGAGCATTAGCGGGGTGCTGGCTGTTTCGCCAGAGACAGCAGTGAGACTTAAGATCAGTGACAATGGCGACAAAGGAGAGTGGGAGTATATCGATGATTGAGATCGCGCCGGATAGACGGGATTATGAAGAGAGAGACAGCGCACAGGAGGCATGGTTGCAGCGCCGCCCTGTATGTGTTTGCTGCGGTGAGCACATACAGGATGAGTCGGCACACTTGATAGGTGGAGATTATTACTGTGATCGGTGCTTGGATGATACAACGGTTTATTTTGACGATTGAGAGGTGGAAGAAATGGAAAGTACGTTATTGCAGGCGAACGAGATAAGCTGTAGGATACAGCAAATTTCAGAAAAAGGGCTCTCGTTATTGCTTTATGTCACATCGAGAGATGGTCAGAAACGCTTGGATGAGAAATACGGTCCGCTTGGATGGCAGGATAAGTATGAAGTCATCGATGGCGATTTATACTGCATTATTTCTGCTTGGGATGAAGCCAAACAGATGTGGGTAGCGAAAGAGGATGTCGGAACGGCATCTTACACGGCAAAGGAAAAGGGGCGGGCTTCAGATGCATTTAAAAGAGCCTGTGTTAAGCACGGAATAGGCAGGGAACTTTATACAGCACCGTATATATGGATTAACGCGAAAGATGCGGGCATTAAGACAGACAACAATGGAAAAGCCACAACTAAGAAAAAGTTCAGTGTCAATCTTATTACATACACATCGGACAGAAAGATCGACGAATTAGAAATTGTTGATCAGGATATGAACATTGTGTTCAAACAGTACGCTTCGCAGAAAATTGATGATATCAAATACAAGGTGCTTGTTGAAAAATTGGACGAGGCGAAGGTTACGATGGATGAGGTTGTGGAACTGTTCCATGTAAATACTTTGCAGGAGATGGACATCAATCAGTGGAACAGATGCATGAGAAAATTAGAGGTAACGATCGCTTCAAAAGCTGGAAAAAAGGATGATGAGTGATGCAAGCGTTTGTGGATATTAAGAAGTACCGGGAAGACAAGAATGGTACGGACCTTATGATATCTGTTCCAGATATGCAGCTTGGGGACATGCTCCGAAAGAAAAGAATTCAAAATGCAGAAATCCGATTTGATGATGGGCGGCATATCTCCGTGGAGCAGCGTAAGAAAGCCTATGCAACAATCCGGGATATCGCAGACTACACCGGATATTTGCCGGAAGAAATGAAACAGATCCTGAAATATCAGCATATGATTCGCACGGGCGACGCTTATTTTAGTCTTTCTAATTGTTCGATGGACACGGCGCGGGAGTTTATCAATACGATACTCGAATTTGCTTTAGAAGAGGGAATCCCGCTGTCAGAAAATGCAATAGAGCGCACGGATGATATAGGGAAGTACCTCTATTACTGCATTATGCATAAGAAGTGCGCTATATGCGGTAAAGACGGAGAAATCCATCACGAGGATGCGATCGGTATGGGGAATGACCGGCGCAGAATAGATGATTCTGGATATAAGAAGATCTGTCTTTGCCGGATGCATCACACAATGGCACATCAGCTCGGAGTGAAACGTTTTCGAGAGATGTATAAGGTGTACGGCATTGTTATAAAAGAGGGTTGAAACACCCGCCTGTAGGCAAAAGAAACCGATCATGCGGAGACTTATTATATCACGAACTGTCGAAGCCATGATGATACCTCCGGGGTCGTCCCGGAGGGGGAAGAATTAAAGGTTACAGAATATAGAGGCATGAGAGTGCTGACAACGCAGCAGATTGCAGAAGCGTATGGCGTTGAAGCAAAGAAAATCACAGATAATTTTAACAACAATAAGAGCAGATATGTGGAAGGAAAGCATTTTATTTGTCTGGATGGTGAGGAGCTGAAACGGTTCAAAAGCGAAACCGAAAATTTAGGTTTCGCTAGAAATTTGAATAAACTTTACCTCTGGACAAAGAAGGGTGCGTTCCTCCATGCAAAATCTTTAAATACGGATACGGCATGGGAAGTATACGATCGTCTGGTTGATTCTTATTTTGATCACAGCAATCTGCTTGAGGGGATGTCGCCAGAGTTGAAAGCCGCACTGATCGTAGATAAGCGTGTGACCAAGGTAGAACATCGCATCGACCACATCGAGAACGATATGCCGCTGTTCGGCGCAGAATCGGATGAATTGTCGGCACATATCAGACGCAGAGGCGCGGAACTTCTCGGCGGCAAGAAAACGGAAGCATATCTGGACAATGCGATCCGGCAGAGAGTGTATCGGGATATTTACAACCAGCTCCGCCGGGAATTTGGAATCTACGATGATGAGGGCAAGATGAAGAGTTACAAGGCGTTGAAGAGAAAGGATCTCGCGGATGCACATGAATTTGTTGACTGCTATACGCTTCCGGCGTACCTGGTGGATCAGATCAATGATTGTAATGCACAGATGCGGATGGGTGGTGCGGATGGAGTATAAGTTCACGATCCCGGAACTTACCGCGGGACAGGCGAAAATGACGCTGAAAGACCTGCTCAAGGACTTGGAAACGGGGTGATCGGTTGGATGGCAACTACATAAAATTGAGCCGGGGGTTGCTGGAATGGGAATGGTACACGGATATCAATACCACCCGGCTGTTCATCCACATGCTGTTGAAAGCCAACTGGAAGGATGGAAATTTTAAAGGGACAACGGTTTCGCGTGGATCATTTGTCTCGTCCATCGGGAAGCTGGCGGGCGAAACTGGACTTACGGAGCGCGAAATTCGGACAGCAATTTCGCATTTGAAAAAGACAGGCGAAGTGACAAGCAAAACGACAAACAAATATACCGTATTTACAGTGGTTAAGTACGATTTATACCAGACGAGTGACAAGCAAAACGACAGCCAAGAGACAAGCAAGCGACATTCTAACGACATTCTAACGCCAACAATAGAAGAAAAGAAAGAAGGAAAGAAGGGAAGAAATACACCCCCTATATCCCCCGTGGAGCGGTTCGTGGAATTTGCTGCAGCCTACCCGAAAAAATGTACCGGCTACCTGTCAGAATCGGAATACTGCAATGCGGTGATGGCTGGCGTACCGGAGGATGATCTGATACGGGCGGCGCAGAATTATGCGGATGCTTGTCGGCGGGACAGAACGGCGGAGCGGTATATCAAGAAAGCGGAAAACTGGCTTCGTGAGAATGTATTTATGCAGTATCTAAAAGGAGCGGGCAATGGAGCAGATGGAACAAACGCTGGAGAAAATACTACAGCGCATGAAAAATCGATCAATGAGCGGCTCGGAGAACTTGGAGACACCGGAGAATTCGAGGGATTCTGATGTGTGTCCGTTGTGCAATGGTACCGAGTGGATCTTGACCGAAAAGGACGGTATCACAACGGCGGTGGAATGTAAGTGCCGGGAGCGGGCGGCGATGTCAAGGCGGTTGCGGTTTGCAGACATTCCGGAAGCGTTCCGGGGGATGGATCTCAAGACATTTAGGATGGACGTGTACCGACAGCCGGACAGCAAAAAGACGGTGGCAGATGCCTGCCGGATCATAAAGGTTTACCTGGATGATTTCGGGAGCCAGAGGGATCAGGGCATGGGGCTGTTTATCTGGTCCCGCACAAAGGGTAGCGGAAAAACACGGATCGCCGCAGGTATTGCGAATGAGCTTATGAAAAGCTATGCGGTTAAGTTTGCAGTATCGCTGACCATCCTGCAGGAGATCAAGAATACATGGCGGCGGGATGCCGAATACAGTGAGAGTCGGTTACTGGATGCACTTAACACGGTGGATGTGCTGATTATCGATGATTTCGGCGTGGAATCCCCGGCGGCGTGGATCAACGACAAGATGTACCAGATCATCAACGAGCGGTATATCAACCGGCGGGTGACAATATTTACGAGCAATGAATCATTGGACAGCCTGCGGTACGATGACCGGATCACGAACCGGATCAAGGAGCGGACATATCAGATTGCTTTCCCAGAGGAATCGGTTCGGGACCATATCGCGGAGCGGCATCAGGAAGAGATGATTGAAAAGGTGATGAGAGGACAGGGAAATGGGCAGAAGAAAAAGAACGAGCATGTATGACCAATACAGGGATGACGTCGTGGCGGCACTTGATGCGGGAAAGACGATCAGACAGATTTACGACGAGATCATATGCCCGGCGCTGAACGGCGGGTGCGAATACAGCGGTTTGGTGTACTACGTGAATAAAAATGGTCTCCGATACGTGACGGAAAATGACGGCTATGAGCCGGTACATATCTGCGCGGAGTGTGAACATTGCGGAAAAATCCAGAGAGAGCGGTTCGATCCCATGAGTTTTTGCAAGAAAGCGGAGCGGGAGATTTTGCCGGTGGTCAAGACGTCGCCGCGGTGGTGCCCGTTACGATCGAGGAATACAGGGGGCGAGATAAATGCATAGAGACAGTAAGGAGCGCCGCAAGCGTGCAGCAGAGATCAGCGAGCGGATGACACACCCGAGCAAGCATGTGAGCGAGGATGCGATTAAAAGGTTTCGAGAAGTGCCGTATCAGTTGCGGTGCAGAAGGGAGCAGGGAAAATGATTGAATGCATGAAGAACATGGCGAAGCGCCCGGAGTTTGGACGGTGGATTCCGGTAAGTGAGAGGTTGCCGGAAGATTGCGTCCCGGTCAACATTACATATGTGAATCATAATCCGGAATCTTATTACGCGAACATCAAAGATGTACCGTTTACGGCAACAGGGGTGCATTACTCGGACGCATGGTACTGGTGGTCAACGACTTTCACTGATTATCTTGCAGAATACGGCAGATGTGATGTTGATATGGTCGATACCGATGTCGAGATAATAGCGTGGATGCCGCTGCCGAAACCATACAGAGAAAGCGAGGCATGATATGAAAGAAGAAACGAAGATGGAGATAAGCGCGGCACTAACGCTATTAAAAAACACACTGATAAAAAATGGTGTAAGCATTGCACTTGCCGGAAGTGAAGATGCTGGGGAAGATGATGGTCGCATTCTGTTTTTTGATACGGATGAATATTACAGAACCGGAAAAATGGATGGAGTATCAGTAAAAACCGTGGATTTAGTGAGGTAGAAATATGAAAAATGGAATACATCCTGATGGATACATAGTTGAAAAGAAAAGGACCAATGCAGACCGGATCCGAAGCATGACGGATGAGGAACTGGCAAAATGGTTTGATGCTGTGACGAAAGACGTACTTGGTGGAAGCACTTGGGATAAAAAAGGATGGCTTAAATGGCTTCGGGCAGAAAGTGAGGGATAGCATGGAGAGATTAACGACAAATAAAAGCGTATCTGATATGTCAATGGTTGAGCTGGCATATAACAGTTGCTATGTAGACAGCAAAGGTAATGCCAGATATAGAGATTATGAGATGGAAATGGATGCACGAGATTTCGCCAGAAACCTCATGGTCACATTAACAAAAGATGAATTGCCGGTAGATGATGCAGAGTTTGACGAGGAAATACTGGACAATTTAACGATAGACCCGTTTTCAGATGTCCGTGGTCTGATTGCCCTGTTCTACCGTAATATGTGGGCAATGGCAGACTTAAGAGAAAAGCTGAAACGCGATGAGGATGCCGAGGAACAGGGATTGCGTCTGCGATTGCCGTGCGGTATTGGTACAGATATATATTACATTCCAAGTGAGGAAAATTTCCGTTTAAATTTATTGAATGGACACGGGGAAGAGAACCGAGTATTTCACCAAACAGTAGACAGAATAACATTCAGAAAAAATGGATGGTATATGGAATGTGATTCCGATTTAGAGTATGGAACTGGGAGAATTTTACTTGATACAAGCTATGGAGTTACTTGGTTTTTAACAAGTGAGGAAGCCGAAGCCAAGCTGAAAGAAATGGAGGGTACATGGGAAAAAGTAAAATTCAAAGGTTGCTGAATAAAATTGATAAAGCAAACTGTGACCCGGATTGCGATATGCAGGAATATGAAGAGTGCTGCACAGAGCTTGGTAGG